CTAATCTGTTTAAGAATGCTTGCTGATTTATCTGCGGTTGAATTTGTATTAAGAAAAGAAGGCAATTCATTATCAGCACCACGTTTGTGGTTTAGATATGCCTCAACAGCTTTGAGTGTTTTTGGATTACCGTTAGATGTAACAATAGCTTGCTCTAACATATTAAGAAGAATGCTATTTGCTGCACTAGGATTAATAGGGTTTTCTTTACCCGATACTGTAGAGTAATCTTTCATCTTACCTACTTCATCACGCCAAGCATCTTCTACGTTAGCAATGATATCAACAATAGGGGCTGTAGGGTCAGCCGAAAAAGCTTGTTGGAATTTTGTATAGACAGTATTTTCTAAGGCTCTAATTTTACCGTCTTCTTGTGCTTTTAATTGCACACCTTTCCAAGAACTTTTAGCTTCTCCCATCAAAGAGACATAACCACGCTTGTATGATTCACCTTTACCATCAAAGCTTCGCTCAACTGAGCCATACCATGCATCTAGGTCAGCCGTTTCCATATCATTAGGAGCAGTTTGATTTAGTTTTTCAATATCTTGCAAGGCATGAGCCATACCAAAGTTTACGTTTAGTACATTTTCTGCATACTTTTCTTTCAATGGTAACGCCCTAGGGTCATTGTTAGTCATTAGTTTTTTAATTTCTTCGGGGTCTGTAATACCTTCGTTCTTTAAAACATCCAAAGCAACTTGTGCTTCATCTCTAATGTTCTTTAAATTACTATCTACATATTTATCAAAGCTTCTATTAAAGCCCTTCATTGAGTCAGCAATTTGCAACAACTCATTTGTCTTAGGTGCTTTTAGATTAGTAGCGACAGTTGATTGGTAGTACACTCTATCCGTACCACCTCTGTAGGTTGTTCCCCCACTATACTCGTTGTCAGCCATTATATCTCCTTATGTATTATGCGTTTTTTGCTACTTGATAATCAACACCCGCAGATGCTGAATCAATTGCTAATCCCATTAAGCTAGGTCTTTGCGGAATAGGTTGACTATACCAAACACTTTCCATAGCACCGTATGCTTCCATACGTTTACGGTCTAGTGATGCTAAATCAGATTCAAAACCTGCTTGGTTCTGATTAAAGTCTACGTTAGCATCTGTATTAATATCCCGTAGAATTGCATTTGTATTACCTGCACCAAGATTTAACATCTTAGCTACCGCAGCTCTACGTTCTTTTCTTAATTTTAAATCCGCTCTTACTTTGTCTTCGGCTTTAGCCTGTTGGTTTTGGTTAATAGCAGTAACGTCTGTAAGATATCCCCGTGTAGCCCGACCTCTGTTTGCCGCATTTATCGCCTCTTGTTGTTTTGCTTTAGCTTTCTGGCCTTGGTACTCCATGACCTTCCCGCCAATTGCAAGGGCAACTTGTGCTTCGGGTGTACACATATTATCTTCTCCTCATTAGTAAATGGAATGGCAAATCTGCATATCCATAATTTCTTGTTTCCATGATTTGAAATCCACAAAATTCTAACCACTTAACAGATGTATAATTTCTTACGTCTATCCAGTTAAAGATAAACTCATAATTTTTATTTAATTCCTTAACCCATTTACGGCACAACTTAATAAACTGTGGTTTGTGCATCTCATCAAAAAGTTTATCACTAGTCAGCATCCACGCTACACCCCAGTTGGGAGCGTCACTTGGACAAACACCAAACATTCCAATGATTTCTTCATCATCACTTACCATCGTGTAGATATCAGAATTGGGTTTTGTAAACGGTAAGACTAAAGCTTGAAAAGCATCTACATTATCTGATGCTCTAATTTCTTCTACGTCACTTTGTTTTATTTTAGTGTGTAAATCCTGGACATCAGCCAACACACCTTTTCTAACGTATCCCATTATATAGAGGCTGCTCGATTCTTATAATATCCTTCAATCTCTGCCGATATAAAATGACAAGGCAGATGACTAGCTGAAGTTATTGTAGCTGTATACTTTGTGTTTTCTGATTGAATAGGAATACTAAACACTCCACTGTCAATGTTAGGTTGCCCAATTAAAGTTGATGAGCCACCAACAATATTACCTGTCATTGTGTAGTCGTGTACAGGTTTGTTGTTAGCTGCAATGGTAACTTTAAAAAATCCAGAATCTTCATAAGCTAATTTCATTGTTCTTATTTGATACCGTCCACTAACTACAGAAGCAGTGCTTTCTCCACCTTTTCTAATGTATTGGGTACTGAACTGATAAGTAGAAGTATACGCTACTCCTAATAGGGCAGATATATGATTACCTGCTACAATTACAGTTGTGCCACTTTGACTAACTACAGGTAAATCTGCACCGTTTGATGCTTTTACAACTTTGATTGTTTGTGTTGTGTTATATGGCAACGTATAAGTTGTTTGGCCTGTACCAGAATTATATGTGCCTGTAACAGCCGTTAACATATCTAAATGTACAGGAAAATTTAGTCCACTATAATCTGGATTTCGTAAATCAATACGGCCTAGTTTTGTATTAGTATTTTCGTTGTATAAGACATAAATATAGCTGTCATATTTTTCTGCCGATAATATTTGGACACCATCAAAAATCCACTGTGACCACGATGACTGTGCTTTTTTATCGGAATCCCAAAAGTATTTATAGATATACATTCTACTTGCAAAGTCTGGGGTTACCTTACTAGAAGGGGTATAAATAGTTGTGTTTGTAGTGTCTAAAGTATCGTGTACTAAATTAACTAATGTATCTTCAACATCGTTACTTACTATCTTATGTATTCCTGTTGGTATTAAAGAACTAACACCAACCGTTAAGTTCATACCATCATTAACTAAACTATCATCATCAGCAAAGTATTCAACAATAGAAGTTTTATCATTTCTACGTTGTGCAAAATAAACAAACCTACCTGCTTCAGCGGGTTTGACATCTGTATCGTGACTGAATGAAGAAGTCTTAGTTAGTACAGCCGTTGTCGGTGATACTGCGTCACCAGATGACTCAAGCACATATTGTGATTCTTGTGAAAACAACAGTAGCTGTTCGTTAAAATCAATTGAATTGTATAGTTTGTTAACAGTTGTTCCAGATGCAGCAATATCAATTGGGTCTGTATCTAATACATCTGTTCCTGTTGTAATAAAGAAATTAAAGAACTGAGCATTTTCTGTTAGTACCAAACTTTGGTCTGCAAGAATGCCAAGTCTATTTTGAAAGAACGTAAGGTTCGTAGGTTTTTTACCTACAAACGATGGTGCGGGATTTGTATCTTCATCTCCTGCAACTCTGTCAGTCCAATTGATTTCTTTAAAAGTAAATGTGCCGTCATTATTATTAACAAGGGCATGAGGCATTGTAGAGTTATTAAGGCCAACCTTAATTCCTGGAGCCACAGTCTCTGACCAGATACCACCTGCTTTATGTCTAACATAATAATCACCTAATGTTTCACCTTCGTCACCAGTGATTTTAATAATCATATCAACTTTAGCGTAGTAAGGTAAATCCGCAAAATCTTGTATCTCATCTTTGATAGCATACATAGCTTGGTTACCAAAACCATCAGTAGTAGTTACGCCATAAGTTTTAGTTTGGTTTACTAAGTAACCGTAGGCTACGTTTTCATATTTAGAAAATGTAAATTTAGCAGTAATACTAGAATAGTTAGCTAATCCTTGTGTGGTACTTACAGTTGCTCCCGTGTCACTTCTTATAGTTTTAAAACCAATACCATCGGCAGAACTAGACCAATCAGAACTAGATGTTCCATATAAAAGAATATCAATAATTTTGTTCGTATCTCTAAATGCACTATCAGTACTAGCATCATTACCTGTAGGCATTTGAAAACATACTTCATAACCATATGACCAATCTTGGTGTGTTAGCTTTACACAGTACTCACGACCATAGTTAGAACTTTTACAATAGACTAAAAATTCTTCTACTTTAGCGGGAGTTGTAGCTGTGTCTTCAGCAATAGTTTTTTCTGTGTTAGCAACAAAAGTAAAATCGGCAATGTTAACAAATTTTAAATTGTTGATAGGTTTAGTCGTTGTTAAATAAGCAGTACCATTTGGAGTGCTTACAGTTTTTTCATTGCCCGCTAAGTCATAAACTTTTGGAGCAGTATTATTAGTAAAGACAGCTACATACTGGTCATCGGAATCACGATTAATCCAGTGTACGGCAGAATTGTTGGGGAAGGCAGTGCTAGACAGGACGTTAGCAATGTGGTGTAGAGATGGGCGTTTGCTCAACCCTTCCACAATGTTAGATTGAAAATTAATCTGTGTCTGTGCTTGGGCAGGGTTACGCTGAACGGGGTTTTGTTCACTAATACCATTTATAAGATTTGGTATAGCTTGAGATGTAATCCTAGTTGCCATTTATTTTCCTTAAATTACTTGAGTTCGTGTACGGTTTACAATGTAGTATTGGCTGTAGTTGCCTGTAAGTACGTTGTAATCGCCCGCTCTTGCATCGGCTTGTTCAAAAGTAATGTGTGCCTCTTCTTCATCTTGTAATGCAAGTTTGTTTAATTCTAGTGACCCCATGTATCTAGCACAGAAACGTCTTGCAGCTTTGACTGCAATGTAGTGTCTAGCGTATTGAGGTATGTCTTCAAATTGTTGTACCAAAACATAATCAACACTTGGATTATAAGTGAATATATCAGTATGGTTTTTTAAATCATATAAGAAACCACCTCGCATAGTGTATGAATAGGTTGCTTGATATGGGGCTGCAACTTCTAAGTGTACACAGTTTGTAGGTAGTATAACTTTATTGTTACTATCTCTTTGTAATGGAACTTCACTCTCTGTATTAAAATGCCAACCTTGGGCTTGTACAGACATAGAAGTTTCATCAAGTATATTTTTTGCAATAGCGACATCTGAACCAACACCAGTGGTTGAGGATATTGTAGATACAGGGGCTTCACCAATGAATGACAGCATGGTGTTTATCGCTTGTAGTTCTGTCGTAGATGTTATTTGTGTTGTCATGGTTTCCCTCTAAAAAAAAAGAAAAGGCAGGGATTACTCCCCACCTTTCCTTGGTTATTGTTTAGGCTTGTTTAATGCCTACTGCTGCTTCTGGTCTTAGGACACCGTGACCCATAGCATATTTTGCTACCATCAAAGTACCTTGTCTTCGGATGTCGTATTCCATCTCTGAAGATAAGTCCATTAACTTAACAGTACCCGCTGCACTAGGATGACACACAAGTGCCACATAGTTTGCTAGGTTAACTTGTTGTGGGTTTGCACCACCTTGAGTAGCAGAACCGCCCGGAACGCCTGTATTAGACGAAAGGTCAGCAGCAATATCACCAAAGTGAGCAGTTGGAACTAATTCAATTCCTGCTACTCTTAGGATTTTGCCGTCAGCTACACCACCGTTAGCACCACCAGAGAAGTCTACATTGACTGCATTAGTTGCATTAGCCATTTTGTAGTATTCTTCTAGTTTGATGAACGCTTTTCTTCCTTCTTTAGGAACATAGTTTTCATCAAGTTGCTTTGCTGCATCAAACAATGAATCAATCATTGCATTGGCCGCTGTTAAGGCTGTACCAGATGCGATACCAGTGTTCGTTAGAACTGTACCAGACGCATAACTAGTGTCACCTACGTTAGCTGAACCTTGAGCTGCTTGACCGATAGTTTGCAAGATGTGCTTATCCTTTTGGAAAGCCAATGCTCTACCGATTTCAGTCGAATACGCAGAACGCACATCCCAGTGATTCTTAGCTTCTTCCAAATTTGATAGGAATACGCTAGATACTAGCAAGTCGTTAATTGTAATCGTCTTCTCGTTATGGTTTACATCACTTCCAGTTAATTCAGTTCCTGGAGTATGGTAAGCCGCAGAAATTCTACCCATTACTGGGAAGGTTGCTGACTTTCCATTAGCAATAGAGCGAACCATTTCCGCTCCTGCTGTTACTGTAGATTGTTCAAACGATGTAAGAACTTCTCCACTAAAGATTTTTAGAAACAGGGCATCTTCTGAACCTGATGCGTTGACTCGACCAACGCTTACTGGGGCTGCATTTGCCATAGTATATTCTCCTTCTTGAGATTGTTAGATTTAAGTTTATTTAGAGACTTAAAGCCTTCACTTAATTCCAGATTGTCTCCCTCAAGAGGTCTTTCTTTTCGGTCTGGCAGTTGCCACACATAAGTGTTGCACAACTAAAGTTGGCTATTACTTATCTTATTCTGGATATCATTTCTGTATGCTTCATCAGATTGGTATCTAGGGTCTTTCATAGCCGTAGTCACTTCAGCCCAAGAACGGTATCCACCTTTGGCTTCACCCGCTGAACGTCCTCTTACTAGATTAGGTTCAACTCCTTCGGCTGCTGAGTATCGTGCCTGTAATCCCATGACAGCAAGTTTAGTTTGCTCAATGTCACGACCATTAACAGTCACATTGTACGCATCAATTTCTTGTGCGTTCAAATTTTGTTTAGCCCATTGCATCATATCAGTGTAATTATCATTACCCCCAACAATGCCTTTGATTTCTCCTGCACGTTGGTTTGCCAATGCCTGTTGGCCATTAATAAAAGCATCAACATAGTCTTTAGTGATGCCCGCCTTCTCCAGTGCTTCATATGATTTCTCGTCAAGTTGACCATTAGAATCATATTCTTGCTGAAGGTTTTCCATAGATAAACCTGCGGATTCGACAGCTTCTTCCGCTTTATCTATATTAAGGTTTTCTTCTTTAGCAGTGTCGGAACTTTCTGGAGTTTCCGCAGGTTTACCTAGTTTGCCTTCTAACTCACCGTAGGCTTTCGCCATATCTTCTGGTGAGGAAAACTTTTCTGGCAACCAATCTGGTCTTGAAGTTTGTTCCGTTTTTTCTTCTGGTTTTTCAGAAGCCGTAACACCTTCGTTGATTGTAGTTGTTTCTACCATTTGTGTTTCCTTATTGTGGTTTAGTTAAATTACCCGCCACTTGAGGTGCAACAGACTGGGCAGTTTGCTCCATCATTTGTTGTTGTTGCATCTCTTGTGCCTGTTGTTGTTCAGCCTGTAATTGTTCTTCAGACTTAATT